TGATTGTTGGAAAAACTTTGCACCTGTAGTGATCGCCAAGTCTGACATAATCCCTCTGCGATCTTCACCGTAGGAGGGTGCCTTGATTGCTGCAACCTTCATCGAACCGCGGATAGTGTTCATAATGAGCGCAGCCAATGCTTGACCTTCGATTTCATCCGAGATGATAATGAATGGGCGACCTTCTCTAGCTGCTATCTCTAGTGCGGGAAGAATATCATTTACCTGGTCGATCTTGCTATCGGTGATCAAGAACATTGGGTTGTCGTGCTTCGTTAGTCCCAATCGCTCATCAGTTACGAAGGCTCGCGCTGCATAGCCAGAACCAAACTTGAAACCCTCTACAAGCTCAAGAGTTGTATCGTGAGACTTTGCATTCTCGATCGAGATTGATCCGTTCTTTCCAACCTTGTCTACGGCTGTTGCTACCAAATCTCCGATAGTTGTATCGTTATTAGCAGAGATCGTAGCAATATGTCGGATGTCTTCGGTTGAAGAGATCGGCTTTGCTAGTCCAGCGATACCATCACAGATGACCTCACAGCACTTGTCTAAGCCACGTTTGATCTCGATAGGGCTAACACCCGCCTCGATGTGCTTATTGGCTTGACGCAGGATCTCTCGGGCTAAAATGGTGCTTGTAGTCGTACCATCACCTGCTTCAGCGTTAGTCATAGCAGAAACCTGCTTTACGACCTCTGCACCAGCGTTCATATGTGGATCCTCGAAACTCATATTCTGAGCTACGGTTACTCCGTCCTTCGTAATGAAGGGTCTCTTATCTTTTTGATGAATAAGAACATTCTGCCCCTTGGGTCCAAGGGTTGTTGCAACATAATCGGCAAGGGTATTAACCCCATCCAGAACCTTGTTGCGAAGGATCTGTCCGTGTTCTAATTTAGTAGTCATGAAACCTCACTTTATTGTTATACTACTATTATAATGTATTTTGGGGAAAAGTCAAGGACTTTTTTGATTTATTTAGTGTCTCGTAGTTCTTCAGTCTTGTAAGCAATCTTGTTTGATGCCTTGATACTCTCTTGTGCCTTGGTATCATCCTGAAGTCCGCCAGCCATAAATGCGTAGGTGTTTTCCTGAACTGCCTTTACGTTTGTGAATATCTCGAAGATAGATTCGTTCAACTCTGCAGTCATCCTGTTGAGCATCTCTTGAACTATTCTTGCACCAATCTTAATTGTACCAAGATTTTCAGATATTTGCTTAACTTGTGCCTTATTGACGTCGAACTGATAAGTCTCGAGCATACCTCTGGAGTTGAGGAGCGCTCTCTTTTTCATTTCTGGATCTGTCAAACTATTGTAGAACTTAACAGATGTGCTGAGTGCTGCATAGAAGTTTGATTTCTTTAATTCCTTATTTCTGGCTGACTTGACCCTAGAAGCTGTAAATTCTTCATTCACCAAGTCTGTTGCTGCCACAACATAAGTTCTAATTTCCTTGGCTAATACTGAAGGTTCCAGAATTGGTTCGCCGGCTTCATTGTTAAGGGGAATTTTATCATCCTCTATCAAGTCTAGCGCGATTTGAAGAATTTCTTTGTTTGTTCCTCTTCTTGCTATGCCTGATTCACCTCTAACAACCAGGGCGCGTTCACCCTTCTTTACGTTGAGGAATAGTGAATCTCTCTTGGACCACTCTAAAGTATTCAGAAACTCGCCAAAAACAGTCTCGTCTACAGGCACTTTGAACTTCCTCAGCGCAACCTTGGCTGATTTGTAAAAATAAGCTATAAACTTATCTTCCAACTCTTGTGCGGAGGGCATATTGGCACCAGGCAACAGTGCAGACACGTCTGTCTCGCCTCCCGATCGGACAAACTCGCGAGGTAGTTGCATACAGATCTTCGATTTATCCATTGAGGATGCGATAATGTCTGCAACATTGTCAAGAGTAAAGTCGAACTGGAAGAATTTAATATCTCCTTCTACCTCCAACCCTGATCCCAACTTCTCGCCTGTCTCTGATGAAACAAAGTCCTTCATACAGACAACGTATCTCATACCGTCAAAGCCACTGAACTGCGGGTTAACCAAGTCACCAACCAAGTCATTAAACGAGCCACCAACAACGACTGACTTCTCGTTATAAAGCTTCAAGCTGACTGGAATATCATCTGAAGTCTTAAAATCAGCAATCGTACCAGTGTTTGCTTCTATTTGTGCGCCGTCCAGAAGGACTGCCAAGAAAGCTTCAAAGTTAAATCCGGCGGATGCTGCATTAAAGTTTGATACCACCTTAGTCAAAGCCTTGAAGAAGACCAGATAGGATAAGATGTTCGCAATCTTCTGTCCTACCGATGCACCACTCAAGTCTTCGCTTGGACCTTGTTCATAAAACCTAGATAGTGAAGCCACCTTTTCAGCTAGGTTGGAGCCCTCAATCTGGGATAGGAATTGACCGAGCTGGTTTCTTTCTGTTCCACTAACCTTTTGACCACCAGTGGTGCGGACGTCTGTCCACCCCAATTCAGTGACACTGATCTCTGGAATAGCCTCAAGTGTAAGCGAAAGCGCCTTGCCCTCGTTGAGAAATTGCTCTTTAAGCAAAGAGATTGGATCTTTTGCAGACTTAAACAGCTTGTCTTTCTCTACCTCATAAACCTCAGCGATAAGATTATATAAATCTCCGAAGGTTGATACGGTTGGTGTCTTGTCCCTGTTTGTTGAAAGTAATTCTTTATGCCAGCTCATTATATATCTCCTTTATATAACTAGATAATTTCATCTGCAATTCCCAACTTAATAGCCTCTTCGGCTGAGATGTAAACATCCCGTTGAGTCTTGAGCAGCTTCTTGATTTTTGCCTTGGTCATTTTCGTTCTGCTGGCTAGGGCCTCAATGTAACTATCCTGAACCCATTTGATCTCTTCTAATTCGTTCTCCATATTAAAGATGGTGCCACCAGCACCAGCTAAAACGTTGTGAAGCATAATGCGACAGTTGCGACCCACCTTGCGCTTGCCTGGTGTGCCTGCCGCTAGGATTGGCACACCAGCGGACATCACCTTGCCGACACCATATGTATGAATATCACAAGTCTTTTCTTTTACCATATCCATTACGTCGAGGATAGAGAACATATCACTTGCAATGCCACCGTGAGTGGACACATACATATTAATTGGGCGAGCTGCTAAGAGCTGCTCTGACTCTGGGTCGTTTGGATCCTTTAATATCGTGGTTAATGCATTGTTCTCTAGGTACAAGAGAGCTGCAACAACTTCTGCGCCCTTTTGTTCTGAGATGTCTCCGTACAGACTAATGGTTCTCAGCTCAGGTGTATAATCTACAGGTGGCTGAATATTATTTATAATGACGATTTGCTTATCGTCAGTGTGCCGGATGTCATCAAAGGATACCTTTGGTAAGATCTTTGAGTCTTTCTTCTTTGTCTTCTTTTTTGTTTTCTTGTCTGTCATGTGACCTCTTTCAAGTTAATTATGTTGTTGTATTTTAAGTCTCTCACTAGTCTTTTGAACTCCCCACGTTCTGAGAATTTCTTTTTAAAGATTAGTATCTTTTCATCTTTTTCCGAATCGATGCCCTCTGCAACATTAATCCAACCCTGAAACACTTTGGTGACTGGGGTGACTTTGTCCGTATTGCATTGAACCTGAATATTGTATTCATTGTTCCCTGTTTCCCAATAAACTCCTTCTAATAACGCGTGCATAACAAACACCTCCGAACTAGGTTTGCGTTTGTTATAACTATTATACCAGAAAGCTTTTAGCCTGTCCATAAAAAAACCCCAAAGTTTTAAAGCCTTGGGGTTTTTGAGAATTTAAATGAGCGATAAAGTATTTTACTTGCGGTTTAGCTTCTCTTTAATGATTCTCTGCGTAACTCTCTTAAGGATTTCTTGAACGATCTCGTCCTCTTCTTCCTCTTCCTCGGCTGGACCTTCAGGTGCGTCCATATCCATCTCTGGCTCTTCTTCCATATCCATATCTTCTGGCTCGTCCATATCCATATCTTCTGGCTCGTC